GATCTGCCCCAACTTGCGGCGATTCTTTTTAACTCGTCCATTTATCGGCTCTCCTGTTAATAGCGGGATACGAAACATACTGCCATCGTGATCGCCCTTAGCAGTAAAACTTATATGTATATGCGACTTGTGCGGATTTAGTCCGGTGTAGCGTCTCCATTTGTAATTTCTTTTCCAACTGGCAATCTTGCCGTTGAATATGACATAAGAAATTCGTTTATCAGATCTGGCAAGTAGTCGTAATTGATCAGCAAGGTCGAACGCCTCGTGTCTACTGGATCCAAGATCAGCGTTAAAATCGTAGGCACGTACAACGTTTTCAGGAACAGAAGGGTTGTGATCGGAGCGACGCGCTGCATGACGTCGATCACCGAGCCACCCTTCAGGTGCATTTCGATTTCTATCGGGGAACGCATCGTCTACCTGCTCTCGAAGCTGTTGCCCTGCCTTACAAAGTTTCGGCATCATTCAACTCCGGCAATATCCATTGACAAGTTTCTTCGTCAAAGCCAATAGCATTTATTGGTCGAGGCGGTATAAAAGCATCTCGTTGCTCATCATAAGTAGAACCTACGCCAGCATAATTTTTTCTAATTCGTCCGTTATAAGAAGTTCTAATGCACCTCTGATTTTTGAAATTACCATACCAAGTTTCGGGATCTAATCCTTCGATTAACTCGGTTTCATCTAGGCCGACAATAACTTCAGTCACTACATTATTTTCATCTAAAAAAGCGTAGTGTGCCATTATGCCCAACTCACATTTCCAGTACCGGCAGTTATTGTTGCTCTCTTGAATCCACCGCTCGCAGCGCTTTCGGTTCCTGTTAAACCTGCACCGATTGTTATTGTGTAAGTGTCGGGGTATCTCAGAATCACTACACCGGATCCGCCATTAGCGCCAAGATTATTATTAGTTTGACCGCCACCACCGCCGCCACTATTAGCGTCACCAGCGACTCCGGCTGTCCCACCGCCGCCAGTAGCACTTCCGCTTGATACTGCGGTTCTCCTGCCGCCGGCTCCACCACCGGCTCTTTGAACTGCCGTTCCAGTAATACTGCTTGAAATTCCTACTCCACCATTACCACCACCGGAAGTCGATGAATCAATCGATGCTGGAGTTTCATTGGCTCCGCCGCCACCGTTGCCTGATTCGTTTCCGCTTCCGCCATTAGTGACTGCTCCACCAGCGTAACCTTGATTAGTTGTGCCACTTCCACCAGAACCAGCCGAACCCGATCCGCGATTACCACCACCAGATCCGCCATCACCTGGCGTTGAATAAGTAGCACTCGCGCCTCTTCCGCCGCCTGTTGAAATAATACTCGAAAATGTTGAATCTGTGCCATTACTGCCAGTAGAGGCACTACCACCACCGCCGATTGTAACTGTATAAGAAGTTGCTGGAGATAAACTTAAACTTGATTCGGCTGAATTCCCACCGCCGGAAGGTTCACCCGATACTGAACATCTATAACCACCCGCTCCACCGCCACCACCGCCATCCGTATTTCCCGAGCGATAACCACCAGCGCCACCGCCAGCAATTACAAGGTAATCAACTGTAAAAGTGCGAGGGTAATTCTGAGATGCCACAATGCCCAAAATTGGTGTCATTACGCTAAATCTCCCACGATCGTAAAAGTATTAGATGCTGTGCAAATGATCGTACAAGCGGAATAGCGAGCGCGTAATTTTGGCGCTGAAGCGGTTGCGCCTGTTGAAGTAATTGTCACGCCTGAGCCTTGTGAAAATGTCACTTGACCAGTGCCGATTTGTTGACAATGAATTTGATCTCCAGCGCTAAAAACCGAAGGTGGAACGGTGACAGTGATCGCAGATGAATTGTTAAGCGTCACTAACTGGTTTAGATTGCCAGCAGTTAGCGTGTACGTGGTTCCAGTTTCGGCATCAAATTCAAGTTTAAGTTTTAGATTGGCAGTGCCCGAAGTAACTCCGCCTGTCAAGCCTGAATCTGTTCCTGTAGTAATGCCTTCAATGTCGCCTGTGCTACCGCCAACCGAAACCCATGCGCTGCCGTTGTAAACTTCTACAGCGTTAGTGTCTTGCAAGTAACTCATCATACCTTCGGCAAGTACGCCGGTTAGCGCCGTCGTGCGTGCTGTAGCACTGGCGAATACCATGACTACCTGCTCTTGTAGATAGGTGTTAACTTGTGCGGCGGTTAATACGTCGCCTGTGTTGAATAACTTATATCCCGCGCCAGCCATGTGTCTCCTTAGTAACTTAGCACATCTTCCCCAAGTATACCGTCTATGGCGGAATCTAACACGAAACCTGCCAATAACGGCTCTGAGGTAAATAGGGTGGTTTTGAACGATTGTTTTGTAACGTCGTGATGAATAGCGATTATCACAGACTCTTGCGTAATGCTGGTGTTTCCAGGCATTGTCTTTTTAACGGTAACGCCGTCTAACAAATCTATGTCTACGCCAGCCAATTGTCGGGTTGGGACGCTATCGTCGTATAGATCTAACTGAATAGAGTCAATGCGGGGTTCTGGATCCTTGCGCGTAGCCAATATGCCTTTAGCCTGGTTAAAGGCTTCGGTGTCGCTCTGGACAAGGATGCCGTCCCTAAGACCAGAATGAATAAAGTAAGTGTCTATAGAGTTTTGATCAAAAGCGGTTTGGGCAGTGCCGCCTTCTCGTTGCACAGTCACGCTGTTAATCAAAGTAGTGTCGTCAAACTCGACTCTGGCGTTCTGGTATGAGATGCCAGTGCCGTCGTCTGCAAAAGTATAGATAGAGGTAGCGGGTGCGCTTATGAGGTTATTACGGCTTTTGAACGTAAGCACTCCTTGACCATCTAGGAATATGCCACCGAACTCGCTATTTTCTACCACCTGTAAAGCGTCTAAAGCCGTTCTAACGGTGCCAGGATCTGCTTGTAGGGTGGAATCACCAGTATCTATGTCACGTAGGCTTATAGGGTAATCTATGGCGTCTAAAATGGCATTTACGCGGGCACCTGACAATTGACCCGCCGGTGCTCCGGATACAGTGCTAATAGATGCACCTGCAAGCAACTTGAACCCATCTACGCAACGTAATGTGACGCGGCTCACATCTTCTGTACCACGCCAGAAATTAGTGTCGTAATTTGTAATATAGCCGCTAAATAGGTAGTAATCGTTTCCACCGTAGGTAGCGTAAATAATAATCTGCCTTAAAGGCACTAAATCGGGGTAATAGGCTCCATTAGGGTTAACTGGATTCCAGTCTCCGTTTTGATCGTAAAGATTCACGTTAGCCGTGCCATACTCAAACTTAGAGGTTATGCGGTTGCGTCCACGACGAATAGAGACAGAGGTAACTAGATCCGTAATCTCAACTGGCAAAACGCCAGATCCCAGGGTGTTTGTTCCTATTATGCCTTCTGTGGCGCTACCTAAAATAAGCGGGTTAGTCTCAAACGCAGTGTCGCTGGCAAAATCGACGAACACCCTGATTTGGCGTACAGCCATTAGATTGCCACCGACGAGAACAAAAGACCCTTACCGGCACGTTGCGCCGTATACAAGCCATTTGTAATGTTCTCGATTAAATCTTGTTCTGCTGTTACGTTTCCAGCCACATTAACCTCAACGTTAATTATTGGCGATAGTCCGGCTTCCATAAGTGCAGCGATTGATTGATCCTCAATTTCTCGCGCTAGATCTGCTTCGGCTAGGGCTGCTGCCTCTTCGGCTGCTATAACCGATTCTGTAAGTACGGCTGCTGCGTCCAGGGCTGCATTAGCGCCTTCTAAAAAGGCTTGCGCTGCTGCACGCTCTTCTGGTGTTTGTGCTGTTGCCAGTTGTTGGGTTGCTTCAATCTGCGCTGTTATAGCCTGTTCTGTGGCAATTCCAGCCATGACCGCTGTTTGTTTTGCCGCCGCTTGATAAGCCAGAGAACGCTCTTCTTTTGCAGAAATAACATTAGCGGCCGCCTGAGCGCTGCGAGTTTGAGCATCCGAAAGTAAAGCATTAACTTGTGACTGAACGCCTTTAAGGTTACTTACTAAACCACTGAGTAACCTTTCTGCATTTTTGAAGTAATCATCCCATTTTTCAAATGGATCACCGGCTTCTAGATCTATCAAACTTTCCGCCAGCGCTTCGGTTTGACCTTGCAACTTCTCTAATTTTGCAAAAAGTCTTTCTGCTGTTTCGAGATCGCCTTCTTGTATCGCTGCTTTTGTTTCCTCAATTAGCAGTAATTCTTGTAGACGCTTGCGCTCTTCCTCGCTTATGCGACCTTGTAATGCAGCAGCAATCTGTATGCGCTTTTCATCAAACTTTGTGGCAGCCTTATCAAGCAAGTTAGATAGACGCTTTAGTTTCGCAATCTTCTCGCGTTGCTTAATTTCCT